ACGTGAGTACCCGGGGATCGACATCGTCGAGACGCACCTGCTAGACGACTAAGGGCCCTCAGTGGCTTGGCGGGGTCGGTCCCCACTGGGCAGGCTCCGCGGCCACCGGCGGCGCCGTGGGGGTTGGGGGGGCCGGGGGGGTTGAGTTTTCAGCCAAAAGTTTTTTATAACGTAGCGATTTTGAAGCCCTTCGTTTTTTGAGCTGGTTACGATACTTTTGCCGAAAACTTCCCCCCCACAACCCCCATAGCAAGCTTTTACCAATGATTACGGGGGTTTAGGCTGGGGGTTTGACTGGGGGTTTGGGGGGTTGTGGGGGTTTGGGGTCAGACGAGGCCTGACCGAGACAGGATGCGCGACTTAAGCGGTCCTCGGATGCCGACCTGTGGAGGCTCCTCGAAGAACTCCAGGTAGTCTTCGGGTTCTACCTGCATCACGTTGGGTTCAGGTGCCCCTGCGATCACGTTGTCTATGACAGACAAGACTCGATTCTCGGGCGATTCAGCTTCCATCCGACGGTGATGCTGGTACAGCGTGCGCGCCCGATGGAGGTCTTCGTAAGTCGGGGTCCAGTCCATCAATATCGACATCAGGTGGTCACACATGGGCGCGAACGATTCGGGACTGCACTCGAATCCCAAGTCAAAGCTGGCAACGTCGCCGTAATCATCCACCGCCGCGTGGATGTCGTAGGCGAACCCATACTCGGATACGAGCGTGGACTGCAGCAGCGACGTGTATCCGTGGACCAGCAAGCTCGGGAGCAAGTAGACCGCAGGGTCTCGGGGCTCAACTGGCCAGGACAAAATCGCGGCGTATGTTTCTTCGTCAACCTCCTCCAGAATTGGAGGATTGATAGAAGCTTCAGGCGTCCGACGCGGACGCGGCTGGGCGGGTCCCGAGTCAAGTTTGATCGACGGCTCGAAAGGAGAGCACACGACCACGGTTAGGCGGTCGTCCACGAACAGATGCTCATACCAGCTTTCGACGTGGGCTAACTCAAAACCCAGCACGTCTTCGACTGACCCTGCGATAGGCTGTCCAATAGGATGGCCTCTCCACAAGGACTGTTTTACGGCCTGTTCAAGATGGTCCCAGCCTTCTGTGGACATGATCTCTTCTCGAACGACGCGCTTTTCCGCGCCGAACCTCGACTTGTCGAATATCGGAGACGAGACGACCTCGATAAGAACTTTCACCATCTCATTCGTCTGTCGGACAGGGCCGGTTGCGGTGAAGCAGACGTTGTCGCGCTGCGTCGACCCCTGCACTTCGACCCCGAGACGCTCAACTTCGTATATGCTGGGGTCGAGCATCATGTGCTCGACAAGATGGCTCAGGCCGTTTACGGGCGGTGCCTCCCAGCGCGGCCCGCCAGGAACAGCAACTGCTACAGCCGCGACTGAAGAATGGTAGTGAGGGAGATGTATAACCTGGGACACGGCGCAGGATTGTCTGCGCCGTGTTCAATAGCCATAGAGGAGTTTCAATGAGGAGGTGCAATCAGAGTAATTACGTACATGGCGGGAAAAATCACACCCGCTGCGGCCACCGTTGGGTCCGCGGGTGAAAGGCCCATCACCAAACACATCGCACCCAGCCCAAAAAGAATGGACCCTAGCGAAAACACGTAGCGCCCCAGCAATACGCCTAAACTGCCCAGAATCAGGCCCAAAATCATCATCACCATCAGTTACACCCTTTCATCAGTTTCGTCAGTGCTTTTGCGGACCCTCGTAGAGAAACCGACCTCTTCGAGAGTCCGATAATGTGAAAGTGGAGCCTTCGACCCCGCTTGAGCTGAGGCAAAAATCCTGTTGCGTCCCACATAATAGCCACGGGGCGTCCGCCCCGATGCGTGACCGCCCGACGCATCTCAACGGGTCCGTTATCTACACGGAACCGGACGACTATCTGTCGAGCGTCTCGGTGCATCGTGCCGTCGGAGACGTAGATGCGGGCCGTGCAGTCCGACTGCCGGAGCACCAGCAGCGCGGCGTGGCTAATGTCACCGATCATGACTGCAGAGCCTTCATCAGAGAACTGCGGCGGCATGGAAAGAGCGAAGCAGAGAGCGAGAGAATAACTGATCATGATTACACCTTATCTCTACAGATGGGACCCATGCCCACCTTGATTGACTGAGGGTCGGTCAGGTCGCGCCCGCAGCGAGCGCACGCGCCTTTGTGCCAAAACTCGATCGCCTCGGGGAGTTCCTCAGAATGAGTCAGCACCTCCACCAAGTAATAGATGGCCTGAACTGATTTGGCGTCTTTAGACGCTTTGGACTTCTTTGTCCAGCGGAACACCGGCTTGGGGGTGTCGCGCCCAAAAAGGCAACCGATATACCGGTAGTTGTCCGGACCGGACAACAAGGACACGAAAGACAACGACGCGTTGTTCGACGCGTGCGCACATTTGTACGTGTACCGTACACCGGTCACCCGGCTCACCAGAGTGAACACCGCGTGACCTCCGCAGATGTAGTTCAGGACGTCTCGGGTGCGGGTCAACTGTGCTGGGTGCGCCATGACTGAGACAATGCCAGAAGTACGGACAGTTGTCAAGACCCTTTTCTCATCAGGCTTCCGTCCTCCTCGAATCGGACCAGCTCCTCGTTGACCAAGTGGACAACGAGGGCGTGCGTCAGCTCCTGGTTGAGCCCGGACAGGTGGACCAGGTCAGGGTAGTAAATGTCCACCCGCGGCGCCGACGGAAACGGGATGTAAGAGAGTAGCCTTGTCGCATGTGCCAAGAACGATTTCTGCCACTCCTTGTCGACCTGCGCCGGTTCCCCTGTCAGAGGGCACCTACCTTTCGGGTCGGTGTAGGAGTACACCCATCGGTTGTCTTCCGGGCACCGAACTCTGTACTGTGTGTGGATCACGTGTCGAACTCCCACTCCGGCGAGTAGACGCCCATCCGGATCTCCATTTCAAGGGCTTCGCGGTCTTCTTCAGACATTTCGCGGACGAGAGACTTCAAGACGTTGCGAAGCTCTTCTTTGTCCAGTTCGTCAATCACTTTCATCGCAGCAGACCAAGGATGATTCGACTTGCCAACTCTTCGATGCCTCGGCGATGCTCTACCGACCCGTCGCCTCCGTAAATGTGCGCCGCTTCGTGGATCAGCGTCGCCCACAATTCCTGAGGGTCACCGAGCAGACGGCGCGCGACGCAGATTTGCGACTCACCTTCAGCCGTCACGTGATGGGTCCCATCCACGGTGTCAGACACGAACTCGACCACTGCGATGTTGACTTTCTGGTCACAGTGCTTCGAGAGCAGGCGACTGCTGCGCAAAATGAGGTCGACTTGCTCAGTCGTAAGCTCGTCGGGCTGGACGTGTCGCTTGACCGACAACCCACGGTCTTGCATGCGCGCTTCGAAGGCACCGAGTTGTTGCTCCAGCAGTACTTTTTGTCCTTCGGATACCATGACGCTCTTCAGACCATGCTGACGCGCCATGACCGCTTGCTCCATGTCCACGCAAGGCACAGCCTCTTCACCGTGTTCTCGGCTGAAATCCGCCGCCAGGTCTTGGGCAACTCCAGACACGACGAAAGAGTACTCCCGCAACGCCTTGCCCTCACCCGAGTTCGAGCGGAACAGCTCGATGATGTCAGAGACTTCGACGAGTTTGCGCGTCCGCGCAGACTCGACTGCGGATGCCACAGCGTAGCGAAGCGACCACGGGTCGGCCATCTTTCGGTCGCGGTCAAGGCTCACCGAGTGCAGGTCATAGCCCCAGCGGTAGTTGTCGGGGAGGTTGCCCACAAACAGACCGCGCACGTAGAGCTTCCCCGCATATTTTTCATCCCGGAAGATGTATCCGTTCTGAACAGGCAACACCTCACCCCGAGGCTTGCGGAGCATCAAGCAGTTGTTTTGGACCGCTTCCCAGTCGTTGGGATGCACGTTGTCGATGATCCATTTGACGCTGCCTTCGGTCGTTCGGGGGCGAATATTCAATTTGAGCAAGTCGGCACCGCCGAACTTATGGCTGGGCTCGATGCTAGGCGTCCAAGACTCAGTGCGCGTGTGGACACGGACTCTCATCCCAGCTCTGCAGAGCACCATCATGGCGAGCTTGTACCCTTCGCCGAACTGACCGCGTTGCGCTTCGTCGTGCGCTTTGGATGTGACGCCGAGCAGCAGCGTGTCGCGGGTGATGTCCCCGGCGGTCGACTCGATGATCAGCGAGTGGCCTTTGGTGTATTTCACGCGGACGTCGCCGCCGTTCTTGTCTGCCGCGTCGTACGCGTTCTGGAGAAGCTCTCGGATAGCCTCCCACGGTCCCCAGCCGCGCACGTAGTCAGAAGAGATGGTGAGTTCGAGCGTTGTCATGCGTCTACTATACAGCATTCCGGGCGGATGTCAAGGCCCGAACTCGGTATTGGTCCACAAGGACCTCGTAGACGACCATTTGCTTCGCGCGGACGAGCGTCCTCGCCGCGGGACCTGGAAGACCGTCGATCGTCGTCTCCCACCCACCGTTTTCGGCTCGGAACGCGCGCACTTGTACCCGTGCGGACCTGCCGCAGGGCGCGTCACGGATGACGTGCGCTAGATAAGACCCGTCTTCCGCCCGATTAAACTTCGGGACTGGCGTGTGAGCGTAGACGCGGTCCGGAGCTACAAAAGGAAGGATACGGGCGTCGAGTACGTTGTTGCGGTCTGGAGTCATAGTCATTGACTAGCGCAAATCCGGACACGTGTCAAGTCCCACTGGGGGTCCCGCTGGGGGTGGGGCGTCCGTTGACTCCAACCCACGCTGCGCTATTGCGCTGGAACACGTTGAGTTGACGTGCAGTGGGAGCAGGCTGCCATTGCGGACAGTTTGTCACGCCGGCAACGTCCGTCCCACGGGCCTTGATCGCTTCGGGGTCCGTACAGCGCCAGTCTGTCGTGCTGCGAACCGCCACACACTTGGCGCAGTCTCTGCACGACCGCCTTTTCTTGTCCGGGTATCCGGTCTTCACAAATACTCGCACAGGAGGGAAGAGTATGCACAAAGCAAGCCAGAAATCAACCACATGTAAGGGTACAACCCGCGTCGCGCTACTTCCAACTTCGACGTAGAGTTAAAAGTGTCCTCTACTCCTCCGGTCTCCACCGAGACCCTGGCACTCACATTGGTCGGAAAGACGCTCGAAGACGCGATGTACTCCGCGTTCGCGATGGACCTGACGGTCATCGTCCGGGCTGAAGGCCGGCATACGTGGCCTGCCCCCACGCACTACGCCGAGGGTCGAGTCCAGCTGTTCGCGGACGCAAAAGGAATCGTCTTTAAGGTCCTCTGCGAGTGATCAGGCGAGCGGTGTCGCACGTTCCTTTGTCGTGAGCGAGCGCGGTAAGCGCTAGGGTGTCGCGGCGCGCAAAAGCGTCCCCTTGCAGCTTATCGAACTGAGCGTAGAACTCAGCCCGCTAAGCTGGCGGGCGTAATAGGACTGGAGCCCCTCAGCTAGCCTTGCTGAGCCTTTGCCTGCGCGCTTCTTCTTTGACGCGCGGCACTACACCTTCTACGTTTGCCAGCATCAGAGCGAGCATCCGCGCGTCAAATACAGCCGCGCCAGGCGGACCAAAAATCGGTTCGCTCAGGTTGATTTTCAGGGTCGCTCGGTGCTGCAAGAACATGTTCACCTGCGCCGTGACCTGTCTTTTCAGGTGGTACATGACACGTTCGCGGATAAAGTCTCCGTCGCCCGCCTCAAAATTCTTCAAGGCATTGCGCGTCACCGACTTCACCACCTCGAAGTCCTGATTCAAGACCACCAGGTCCCCTTGGATAGTCCCTGCTGCGCCCGGTTCGAGGTCTTCAATTTCGTTCTCCGGCCTGAACACGGCACTCAAAAAGGGAGGGTCTCGGTGTCGACGCGCATGCTCAGCCCCGTTCGGTGACGGCGTGAATGTGTTCCCGCCTCCTGACTGACTGCGCGCGGTTCCTTTGGTACTGCGAGGCCCTCTGAGCCCTTTAGGCGCCGTGGAAAGGTTTCCTCCTTGTCCGTCGTTGCCCCAATCGCTTGTGGTCCATTTGCCCCTTTCTCCAGAATAACTTTTCGATTTGATGTAGGTCGGCCCGAAGTCATACGTTTTCTTCAGCTCCGCGACCACGGAAGAGTCAACGTCTTTGCTGTTGTGCTTGCATGCTTCCGCTAGCGCTTTTTCGATGACGTCGGGCATGTTTTTCTTGAACTCAGCCCCGATTGCTTGGTAGGGCAGCTTTGTCGTTTCACGTCGTTCTGAGCTGCGCCATTCGAGTCGCATGCGGTCCAAAGAAGGGTGGACGCCGGGCTCAATGACTGCGTGTTCACGGGTCAGTTTGGCTGGCTGAAACTCGACCTCTATGTACACGCGGTCAGAGACTTCGGCAAAGTCAAGGCCATACAAACGGCAATGAGTTGGATGGCTTGTGTTTTCTGTTGTGCGCGCGTGAATCTCGTAAAATTCGCCCTCAAAAGAGTAACCAATCAGGCCATGGGTAGGTCCGTTGCCCCCCGACACAGACTTCGCAGGTGGCGAGGTAAACCACCAACGCAAAATCGCGCGGGCTTTCGGTACCTCCATCGTCCCTGAATCGATAACTGTCTGGCCTCTGCCGTTTCCTACCCAACTTCTGACGGGGCGAATTTTCCGCCGCCGGTCGTTGCCCTCTCTCCATTTTTGGTCTTCGTGCGCGCGCTTTGACTTTGAAGCTGGGCGCAAAGACTTATTGCCCTCCCACACGTTGTAAACATTCGCAGAGTGAATGGTGAGCACCCTAACCTGCAGGTCTTCTCCTAGCTTTTGACCGTGTGGGTTTTGCAGTTCGGCGAACCGGGTCGCCAGAAAATTGAAAATTTCATGCGACACCTTGTAATCAATTTTCTCGCTGACATCTCGGCTCTGCAGAAGGTACGTCGAGTCCTCATAATCACGCCCCAAGAGAAGTACGACGGTCCCTGGGCCGTCGCCGATCACGCGTTGAACACCAGCAGATTCAACCACGTGCGTGAACGACGTGTGCTCTACGGGAGGCACGCTGTCCGTCAGTCCGTCGCCGACGTCATAATCTACCAGTTCAACGCTTTCTGTGTCATGGTCTACTACCATGTGAGCAACGTGCCAAGGTCCAGGAGTGCCGCCGTGCATGACGCGGGATACGTAGACCACCCCCAGGGGGTTCCAGAAAAGCGTCGAAAGTCTTCCGCCGTGCCCGAAATTCGTGTCTTCAGATTTTGACGTCTTCAGCAGTTCGCGGAAGTATTTCAACATGAACTGCGGCGTCATGCCGTGACCGTTGTCAATCACCCGCGCCTTGAACACCGGTGTGTCTCCGGGCGTCCACGCACCGTCAGGGTAGCACTCTTCGCGATACTCCTTGTCATAACCCAATCGACGAAAGTGGTCGTCCCAACCTATCTGCACTTCGGTTGCGCCAGCCTCCACCGAGTTTTTGAGAAGCTCACGGAAAGCCATCTTGTGGTCCAGGCTACGCGCCACTTCCATGATATACCTGTAGGTCTCAGGGCTGTTGACTTTGGTCATAACCCTAGCCTTACATACTTTCCGGGCGCGTGTCAAGGCTAGACCGATGCCAGTAGGCTTCTTTCGTTACTCCCTTGTTTCCGTGCCGCTTCTGGGTCCGTTGTTCTATGGTCTGGTGTTCTCCCGGGAGCCACCCCGCGCCGGCGCGCTCGCAAACGATGACCTGGCCTCTTCTGCGGAGGACCCACTCACGGAGATGGTCAAAATCGATGTCGCTCTTGCGGTAGTGCTTTCCGCCCTCTGTGTAGGGAGGGTCGACAAACCAACACCCTTCAAAGTCAGGCAAGGTTTCGTAAGACCCAAAACGTGCCTGCCAGTGTTTGATCAGGTCGGCTTGCCGCGCGATGACGCCGCGGATGTGCTCGCTCCAAAATCGTGTTGGCCACCGCGCTGCCCATGACGCCAGCTTGTTCCGCGGCTCGGCTGCGCCGCGGTAGCACCAAAACCCGATGAGCCACTTGGCTTCCTGTACGCAATCCAGTTCACTGACCAGCTGCCCGGGCTCCAGCAACGGAAGTCGCAGGATTTCTTTCCCAGGTGTCTTGATAAGGTAGTCCCATACGCCGTACACGACCGGGTCTGCGTCGTTGAGTATAACTTTCCGTTGCCAGTACCGGTGCGCGTACCCAGCTGACCCCGCGAACGGCTCGATGACCATGTCATGGTGCGGCTCTGGGTACCACTTCGACAGGTTGTGCTTGCCTCCGTAGTAGCTCAACATCGCGTTGAGACGATTTTTTGCCCTCGACATGCGTGCGTTACCACGCGGAAGCAGCGCCTTCCACCAGCTCTTCCGCAGCCGCCCGAGCAGCGCGCTTCAAGGCCTCGGTCCGCTGCACCGTGAGTTTGACCAGGATGTCCTTGGCGTCCTCCGGCGACCCCCACTCTAGCATGTCGATGGCTTTGCGGACCTCGGCGAACACGCGCTCGTTTTCCTGGACATAGAAGTTCCGGATCGTTAGAGTTGGCTGCATTGCCGCGACCTTCCCATGGGTCCGGAAACGTGTCAACCGGTCGTTTCGAAAAATCGATGGCATAGAGATTGCCTGTCCAGGTGCAGTGGCCGAGCACAAAATAAAACTGTGGCTCGCCCGGAACCCGATGCAGGGTGGGTCTGCTGCTTCCGGGCTGACGCAGTTCTGCAGTGTGGCCTTGTCCAAGAGCTGAGCCTCGACCACGACCTCAATCGACGTGACGCGGTCACAGACCAAAGCCTGAAAGACTAGGAAATTTTGGTCCAAGGGACGAATTCGACGTAGGTCACGACTGTGTGGTCGTCGAGGTCCGGGTAGTACTGGTTTAGCATCGCCCGAAGCTCTTGCCGGTCTTTCGCACCGTCTGTATCGATTTCCCGCAAGGTCAGCGCCATAAAAGGAGTCATCACCACCCGTTTCACAGTGCAGTGACACCGGTCAGGATTTGACCCGTCAGGAAGCTGTGCAGCGTAGGTCTGGCCTACTTGATAGCTTCGCGCGCCTTTTCGGATCGTCGCCGTCTTCTTTCCCTGGGCAACGAGCGGGTACAGGGTTGGGTCAAATGTTAGGTGGGTCATTCAACGCCTCGACGGCTGCTACCGCCATCCGCTCGCCCATCTTTTTCAGTTCTTCTAGGTCGGCTTTAACGTCCGCAGACCAGAGCTGCATGTTCAATACCCATCCACCTCGACCGTCCGGCTCAATTTCGACAGTGAACGAACCCAAATCTTCGTCGTCGAGCATGTAGGTGTTGTGAGTTGGAGGAGGTAAACGTCGTACCCATGTTGTCCATGCCATTGTGAATCCTCGGCGGTACTATGCGATATGCGTGCCTTGTGGCTGTTTCCGTTGAACTTGTGCAAGCCCATTTTGGGCAAGCGGCTGTACTTCATCTCTGAAAGCCCTGAAGGACGAAAGTTCGAGTGGTGGGTCCGAAAAGACAACTGGTTCACTCGCCTTTTCATGACCTACTTCGCGTCCGGCAACGCCGTCTTGGCCGACGAAGGGACCGCGCCTCCGAAGCCGTCTGCGCGTCTCGATGTCCACGAAGGGACCCACATCGATGACCAGCACGTCTTCGGCGGGCTGCTGTTCCTGTTCTTGTACTTCGTGTTCGCCTCTTTGTGGGGCTGGCTTCGAGGTGCAGGGACTTACGATGGCAACTGGTTCGAAGCGCGGGCTGTTTGTGCAGAGCACGGCATTGAAAAGGTCGGGTTTTGGGCATGGTTCAAGAAGCCGAAAGCTTGGACGCCCGATTACATTAGAGGCTACGCCCGTCTTCGATCGGAGTTTTGGAAACCCGACCGCCTCTAGCGCGGACCTCATCGACCAACCGAGTAAGCGGGTGTCCAGACAACCGGTGACGGTAACATTCGGCGGTCCCTTCTGCTACGACGCGGTTGTTGCGCGCTGCCACCACGAACGGGCGGTGGTAGGGAAGCTGTATCCAGTACGCGCCCGTGGTCTGACTGTACAACCACGACGCGAACTCCGACCCCGGTCTCCACAGACGAGCCGGCGCGCTGTACCAACGTTCGTCGAAACCTCGAATGTGGTCGAACCCGCCCATAAACTCCCAGTACTTCGCCGTCTCTTGCACAGGCAAAAAAATCCACTCTTCGGTGACCTGTGAAACGTTGATGACAACCATCGGGGTTTTCGACTTGAGGTGCCACTGGCGCACAGTAGACACGATAAGCGGGTCTCTTGATGCAGGAATGTCGGACGGGGTCGTGAATTCGATGCGCCGCGACTTCACGGAAACGCGGCGGTCCTCAACAAACAGGTCGACCTCGTCTACGAACTTGTGACGGTCTTTGACGTGCTCTCGACAGACCCGCGGCGGCTCGAACACGCGAAGGCCCTGAGCGCGCACCTTTTCGGCGACAAGCGATTCGTAGTGCCACCCTCTCTGCAGTTCTTCGCGGAACCCCGCGTCGTTCTGTAGCCACGGACTACTCATCTGACCGGCCCCAGAAATCGCGCGCTGTTCGAATGCGGTGACAGTTGCAGCATAAGAGGTCGCATTTCGCGATCTCTTCTGCGATCGCCTGCTCCGAATACGCGCGTTGAATCATGTGCGATACGTGCAATCGTTTGGGTCCGCGGTCCGGGAGATGGTCAAATTCCATGACGTATGGAGGAAAGTACTGCCCGCAGTCGGCGCATGGTTTGCCGCGTTTGTACTCTTCGACGAATTCACGTCTACGCGCACGCGCACGCGCGTTAGACCGTTTGGCGTTCTGCGCTGCCTTCTTCCGCGCGTCGTCACTTTCAGCGTACCAAGCTCGGGTCCGGGCGTTGCAACACGCCTTACACATAGCGCGCCGCTTGCCGTCCTTGCTTCGTATCGGAAAGTCTTCTTCAGGCTTTATTTCTGCACATGACGAGCAGGCGCGCACATGTAATAGTACGTACTGCTGCTAGTTTGGGCCAGCTAGCATAGGAAGAAGTTCTCGTCCAAGGACGAGCATCCGCTTTACGTCGAGCCTGGTCGATACAGGCCCGCCGATCTCATGGCCTGTCCGCCGCCAGACTACGTGAGCCCAACCGTCGGCCACGATCAACTGCATCGGACCGTGCTGCTCCATCGTGTCTTCTAGTTGTTGTGTCGTCATTAGAGTGCCCACTTCGACCAGTTGTAGTGCATCGTCTGGTTGCCTTCCGTGATCTCCTCCCGGGTCAGCATCCGAGACGCTGCGTCCCGTTTGGGGTCCTTACAGTGCGGGTCCTCAGGCCCGCGACACCGCTGCACGTCGCGGTCAGCGATCGAAGCGCGTCTATCAAAGGTAGCCCCACAATGTGAACAATAGTAAGTATACAACGGCATTGAATCACTCCTCTGCGCGCAAAAGCTCTTCTACCTTGCGCGCGAACCTACGTGCATACGACCTAGCATGGTGCAGTGCATAGAACCGAGGGCTGTCGAAGTATGTCTCTTCGTCAACCACAACCCGAGCGACATACACCGACAAATCAACCTGAATGATCTTCACGCTCATGTAACAAGAATGTACATGACCGCGCACACACCGTAAGCGTAAACCCAGGTCGCGCACTTCGTGTCCAGCGCTGCGTACACAGCCAAAGCACCGATGATGCCCATGAATCCGAATTGCACCCCGACGCAAAGCAGCGGGATCAGCGAAAAGAATACAAGCAGTCCGTACATGCCGTCACCCTAAACGATCGTCCGTACAAAGTCAAGCAGGTCGGTCAGACTTTTGTCGTTCATCAGCGTTCGGGTCTTCAGCCGTTCGAGGACCACTCCGTGCATGTCCTGCTCCGACGCGTGCATGTCGGTATGGACCAGTCCGGGTCGCTCGATGGACCACAGTTCGCCGCCGTTCTTTACGGTAGCCAAGAATTCGTTATCGAACCTGGCGTCACTGATGACCATCTTCGGGTACTTGTGGTCAAACGCCAGCCGAACCCACACGTCTGGGTGGAGCCGTCGTCCGAAATCAGTCCCCAACGTCTGGAGGATGAACCGCGGAGTCCAAGTCTCAGGGTGACGCATGATGAGCGTCAACCAGTCGTCCATCGCTTCCGCTACCCAATGTCTTTTTTGGCCTGAGTAGTGGGTCACCACGTCGATGAACTGTTCGCCTAGCTTTCCTTCGGCGCGGTCCTCGACGTCCATCCGAGCCTCAGACCGCGGCGGGTAGCGCGCGTCCGGTTGTTCTCGCAGGGAGCTGGGGCCGTAGAGCTGGTCTTGGGTAAATTGAAACACGCTCCGAGCAAATTCCTTCAGCGGGCGTGCGAACGACACCTCGTCGAACCCTTCGTAGTCACGGAGGTACTCGGACACCGAGGTCTTCCCAGACCCCTTGGGTCCGGCGATTGCGATTATTCGTGACATGGGCTCTTTTGGCGTTCTCTTCGGGCGCTTGTCAAGGCTGTATTGGCTCTCCGGCAATGGACACAGCCGCACTTGTACTTCCGCGACCGGTAGCGCCGGATATCGCCGTGTGGAGGTGCGGTTGGCGGGTCGCCGAAATCGATCCGTCCGTCCACGGGATGCTCGGGGTCACACCGACGAGGAACTTCAATTTCTTCGACGACCCACGAAGAGAAGTCAAAGACTTTCGGGTACAGTGCAGGTTCTTCTGCTTCTTTGACCGAAGCCAAGATACAATCACCCCAGTCAGGGTCACGGCTGTTCTTGGCCAGGTGTATGAGGTCCAGCACATCGCGGATCGCCGCGCGGCTTTCTTGACTTTTGTCTACGTGCCTGACTTTGAACCAGTCAAACACGACTGCCTTGAACGCGCCCAGAGCGGTGTCGACCGAGAGCATTGCATCGACTTCGACCCGACCCACGTTGGACGCCCACGTGACCGTTCTGACCAAGTCTTCAGGACGCCTGAGTATGTGCCCTGCCATCCAGAGGACATACTAACAGCCTTCCGGAACACTGTCAATGACAGCGTGGGTCGTCGCTGCTTATCTTCAGCGCAATCCGGTCTGCAGTTACGGGCACCCTTTTACGCCCGTAAACTTCCGACCCGTCCGCGCTACGCTGCATGCCTTTCGCTTCGACGATGAACACTCCGCGGTTTGCGTCGGCGCGAACGACGGTGCCGTGCTGCCCAGGCTCCACGCCGTCAGTCTCTGTCAAGAAAACGACACGGTCTCCGTGCTGGACCTGGTCGTAGTCCATCTGCCCGAAATGCTGCATGTCATCGTAGTACGATATCCTGCCTCCAACTTTTCGGCAGGACCCCGGTTCGTACTTCTTGGTGCCGGGCACGCGCTCGTAGCCGTCCCAGCACGGGTCGTCCGAGCCCTCCTTATTCGAGGAGGCGCGTTCGGACGCCCAAGACTTTCCCGAGTCACCGCCCCAAAGAAGCCAGGCGACATAGCCTGCGTCTTCGTACGGCTCTTTGCCCTCGGGCACCTTCTGGTTGCCGTCGTGACGACTGAAAAACGAGTGCATCTTGTTGACCTCTTCCTGGGTCAGCTCGGTCCCGTTGATCAGCTTGGTGGCCATCCCAAGGCCTACGGACGTTCCGCCTTTGCCTCCGTTGCGCTCACGGTATTCTTTGCCACGCTTGGCGTTGTTCCTCATGGATTCGGTCGGCTTGTACATCAGGTCCTCTGTGTGGTGAGACAGTCTCGGAAGTGCCGGTCAGGACACGCGAACACCACGTTCGCACTCGACTCCTGCACTGCAGCACGTTGAATGTGAGCGACCATCTGAGGGTCGTTCTTGAAATGTCCGCATCCCCAGGCGCCCAATACGATTGGCTTGGGCGCCTCGGCTTCGGCGATTTCTAGTAATTTCTGGACCCGACGCCTGACCGCAGACGAAACCACAGACCGGTCTGCGTAAAAGTACTTAGCCTGCGGCGCCGAGCACAGCACCGCGTCAAACCGGTGTCCGGTTTTCAACTTGAGGTCGCGCAGATGCAGGACCTCGTCCGTGTTCAGGGGGCCTGCAGCTTCGCCTGCCCGGTAAAAGAGGCGCACTTCAGGGTCGCTGGATTCCAGACGCAGTCCAAGGTCTGACGCTCGGCACAAGTCTTCTTCTTGTCCTTTGACGCCCGAACGCCACCCGCCGCCTGGCGTTCGGGCCGACGCGAAGACGTGCACCAGCGGGTGGTCCAGGTTGGCGATGGCGTCCTGAACTGCCCAAGATGTTACGAGGAAACGGGTCATATTTCAGCCTCGATGAACGGGCCCACGATGATCTCTTCCATGCGTTCGGGACTCATCTCCTCCGAAGCGCGCCGTGGATTCACAAGCGCCACGCGCTGGTAATCGGTTGCGTGAGGATTGTCTTTACCAAACGGGGTTTCTGTCACATCGACCGGGTAGAACACGGCCACCGCGTTGGGCAGAGCCGACTTCGAGTTGTAGAACCCGAAGTATCCCAGGTCTTTCATGGCCTGATACATCCCGCCGCGTCCGTCTTGCTTGAAGCCTTCTTTGACCTCCTGAGGAGCGCCCTGTCCGAGGTCGAGCAGATTGTCCGGGATCTCTGCTTCGTACCGAGCCTTGGACCGCTGAACGACCATCTGCTCGGGCTCGGTGCCTTCCAAGTAAAAGAACGTGACTGGCACGCGTGTGTCCTGCGACTCACGCCGAGACAACGCGTTCGAGCCGACCATCTTGGGGTCGAGCGTCGTCAATCCAGGCTGGCGACTGTAGTGCACCACCCGAGCCGCGGTCTTTCGCTTTGCCTTTCGGGCCTGAGAAGGCTTAGGCTTGACCTGACGCCACACCGACCAAGTGATCGCTTGGACTTCCTGCGGTTGAAGACCGTATTCCCGGGCCACCTGGTTGTACGCAGCTTCGACTTGCTGTCGTTCCGAAAGACTCAGCGACGCCATGTTAGTCACCGGAGCGTTGTATTCGCCGCGGTAGATGTTGATCGCGTGTCCGTCGAGGACGATGTCGCGCCGCGTGCCTTGCGGGTCAACCATCGACTCGTAGAACACAGTGACTTTCGGTCCGCTGACCCCCGCATTCGGGTTGCCCGTATCGATGATACGCAGCGCTTTCTTGATGTTCGAGGAGTAGCTCGGGATTCCTCTAAACGGGTACTTGGCGTTCACCTTTGCGATCTCTGCGTTGACCTCTGCCGCGGCGTCTTCGAGTTGCGGACGGTAACGCTTGCGTACTTTCTCCATCGACTTCGACGCGCGGTTCATGATGGCGTCGCGCCGTCGCTTGGGAAGGTCGCTGGTCTTCTCAACGCCCAGCTGCGCTTTTAGCTCGTTGAGTTCCTCCGTGCGTTGGTCTCGGATTTCGGCGATGGCTGTATCCATCTCTGCGCGAATTGGAGCTAAAATCTCCTCCCGACGCTGCTTCAGCTCAGAAGCTTCTTCCTCCCGGTTCGCGATTTGCTCTCGGTAGTACTCGGGGTTCAGTAACAGGTTTTCTGCAGCGTCGATGTTGATTTCCCACCTCAGATTCGGGCTCAGCGCTGCGATAACGCCCGCTACGACGTCGAGCGGCATTCCGAGGTTGTCTGCGAGTTCCGACGCTTCTTCGTGCGCGACATCGTACCAGTTCGCCCAGTAGTCGACTTCTTCGGGTGTCGCCAGGTCAAGAATGGCGCGGATGTTATCTGCGCCTGCCTTGTGCAGGTCAGGCGCGTCACGCTCCGGCGCTCGGACTTCTTGCCCGGCAGGCGCAGGAGCTTCTTCGGCGCCCGGGTCATCCCCAACCAGGTCGTCGGGCACTTGCGGGTCAGGAGCGTCGTCGTAAGCTAGCGGGTCCGGCTCAGGGTCAGAATAGAACTGCGCCCAGCGCTGCCCGAACTCGGCGACGGTCCACGCGAAGGGCTTGACGATGGACGATGCGCGTCCCACGCGGACTTGCCGCCACCATCGGACCGCGGCAGCTGCAGCAAGTCGTTGTGCGCGCGACGCTGTTCTTCTTGCCGCCGCCTTCGCGCTCGCCGGCGGCGCTTCTTCAATCTGTTCACGGGTCAGGGGTCCTTTTTCTGGAGTCCAGTCGACTGCAGGCGATTCAGGTCCAAAGCGGAAGTCCAAGTTGAACGTGTGCGACCGCGACCCCGAGGTCAAGTCGTCACCGGTACTGGTCTGAACCCCCTGTCCGCCTGGGCTTGGGCTCGCCTCGACCCAGTCCTCGCCGTACATGGCCGTCGCGCCGTCTTCGCTTTTGAAAATGATCGAGTCCTGCCCATACTTCTTACGCAGGTCTTGGGCCTGCGCAAAGCTGAGACCGCGGACCATGACTGCGCCTTCCGCGACCTCTTTGCCGGTCTCTTCTTCAGTGTAGCGTCCGCGCAAAAACCGGATGTCTGACTGCTTGACTCCCATTTCGTGGATGTCACGAAGTAGCTGCTGCATCCGTCGCTTGTTTTTGCGAAGCGACATCTTTTGGTTCGTTTCAGGGTCAACCTGCCGATACGGACTGATGAACGTGACCGTGTCCTGGTCGCTCATCCATTTTTGCACGTCCTGTGGCGACATCGGCGACCGCGGAATCGCGATGTGCTTCATCGCGTAACGTAGAACCAGCGCTGCCTCGTCTTTGTTTTGCAGGTCGTACCCGGCAGTTCGGACTTGACGGGCGACCATGGAAGCCACCCGGTCCAAGTCGCCCCGAGGGTTTGCATCGCTCAACGCCTGGATAATGTTGCCTGCAGCCGTGTCCAAAAGCTCAGGGTACCGACGTTCTACGTGGATACTTCCATGCCGCGACTGCTGGACACGCTGAATGAACGTGGAGAGGTCGGGAGCCGCCCGGTAATCGACAATGTGGTTCTGCAGGATTTGCGCGGCGGGCGCCTGAAAGTGCTGAGCTACCGCCTCTGCGTCGTCGATGGAGTACGCGTCCATCACTTCTCGCCCGACGTTCAACCGGTGCCAGCGAGCCGCTTCTTCGAGCGGCATCCCCTCGGGGAAGTCTCTCACGTTGAGTCCGTGGTCGCGGAAATTCCGCCAGCGTTCCCAGTTCGACGCCACCGTCTCAACCTCACGATTTTTTACGTGAGCGGGGAAGGTGCTTTCGTGCTGACCCTTGAACAGCTCAGGCGGCGCCGCTTTCAAGTACCGCGCGACTACGTCCGGGTCGACATCAGACCACGCAAACCCGACCACTTCACTGGGAGGCTTTCCCGCGCGCTGACCCAGGTCTTTGGCTCGTTCTGCCAGTTCACGCAGTCCTACGTCTTTGTACCTGAGAAGGCGATTTATTCCGGCCTCATCAAAGTCACCAACGATGTCTTTAACCGCTTCGATGTCGTCCAGTTCGATCAAAAGTCCAGCAACAGCCGTTGGGGATTGCCGGTTCTGTTCGATGACCTTTCCGAGTTCTTCGACCTCTTTGTAAGGACGTCCTGAGGCCTTTGCAAGAGCTTCGACAGTGTCGTTCCACTGCGCTTCCTCGTCAGGACGCCCGCCCATGTTATTTTGACGCCAAGCGCGCGCCGGCTGCCACCCTGCATCCCGCCACCGCTGCGCCTCTTCTGCGCGGAAGTACGGAGCCCACTTACTCGCTGACGACGGCGTAAACCTGGCTCGCTTCCAGGAGTCGATGTCTTCCGGAGAAATATCTTTGCTGGTCCAGGCACTGAAGTCAGAGACGACGTCGTCAGCAGATTCGCCGCTGTCAATCCTAGGCACCGCGTACTGCTGCCACTGGTCCACAGTAAGACCCGACTCTGCGTACTCAACCTCCAAATCAGAGTCCACCCACTCTTCGATTTGGGCAGCGTCAAGGCCGCTCATCGCCAGGTTGAAAACTTCGTTCATCGACAAGAGACCTTCTTGGGGCCTGAGTGCCCGAACCATGGCGGCGACTTCGTCAGGTGACTTGCCCAAGTCTTCAACAACGTTAGCTACCGCGATGACCTTGTACGTCGGACTGCCGTCGCTGTAGTTCGGGTCTGACTGCTTCAAGTCTTGATGCGCCTTTGCGACGTCGGCGATACGCAGGTCGTCAACAACTTCTTCAACCAGCGATTTGATGAACGGCCAGTCGTCTTTTATGAAAGACGACAACTCTTCCTCGGTCAGTGTTTCAAGGTCCAACACTGCCGCGTCGTCGGGGTCGATTCCTTCGTCATGCAGCATCTTGGCTGCTCTGGCGCCGAAACCAATTTGGTTCCATGAGTGGGCCAGTTCTGGGTCGCGCCAGCCATTATCCCAGTAATCGCCTGCTTCTGCAGCGCTGAAGCCGTGATTGTCCCACTCAAGCGCATCTTCTGGGTCGTCGAAACCGGCGGCAATCCATTCTCGTCCGTTGAGGTTATAGTCTTGCCAGTCGCCACCCGCTTGGAGGTCAACGCCCAGCACTTCTCCTAGCACTTTGGCGATTTCTTCCTCTTCTACCTCGTCGACGCTGTCATTGTCGGCGTCTTTTATCTCACCGATCGTGTCACCTCCGACGACGTGCACGGCGAAACGGTTTCTGGCGTAAGGGACCCGGCGTTTGCCAATTTTCTTGGTCGTGTCCGGCCCGTCCGGGAACACGATGTACAGCTTGCCGTTGTCGGTATACGTTTCGTAGAAATTCTGGTTCCATTTACCAAAACACCAGGGAGTGTCGCCTCCGCAGATTAAAGCAGCTGCCGCTTTGGAGTCGAGGCGGATCACACTATCGTCCAGAACAGTGAACTTAGCGTTTTCGACCCGAGGTTCGGCATAGTACTGACGCTTTGCTTCCTGCGCGACCTGTTTAAGCTCGTCCAGGTCGTTGATTTCACCGAGGTCTTTGGTCGGGGCGTACTTCCGATACGGGTCGAAGTGTTTGACCGCTTCGAAAGCAGCGGATGCGAAGGCCTGGTCGGCAGCCTCGAAGTCTGGGTTGTTCGGGTCGCCTGCGGCAATTCGCGCGATGCGGACGGCCAGGTTAAGGTAGCCCTTTTTGCCGTCGGGGTCCGCCTGCTTCAGCATGTCCTTGCTCGATTGAAGCAGAGGTTTGCCGAGCATCCGCTCCAAGCCTTTGAGCTTTTTGTTGGCTACGCGAAAGTTGAACGACGCGATCCGCTTTCGCTCTTTCATGCGCATTTCCAGGGCTTTGACCACGCGCCGCAAAAAGTCTGCTTTGTTCTCTTCACGGACCAGGCGGAGGACGTTGCCGGCGTAAGCTCGGGTCCGCTGCTCCAAGTTCGGTCCGTCGAGTTCGAGCACGTTCGGAACGCGGTCTATGAGAACGTCTGCGACCGACCCTGCCCAGGACTTCAGCTCCGTGGGCGTGTTGACGTACGCGTCTGGGTCGTTCTTCGACAGGTTCGGGTCTTTATTCGGGTTCTCGTCGACGAAGCCTTTCGGGTTGTACGCCCAGTCGGCCGCGTGACGCAGTTCGTGCGCGACGGTGTTCAGCGCGTAGCGGTACATCTGCCCGGGTGACTGGACCTCCAGCGGCAAGAGCTTGTTCAGGTTCAGGATGACTTCGGCGTGTGGGCCTGCGCGGAACGCGCCCCGAGCGCGGACTTGCGGGTGTGCAGCCCGCACCAAAACGCGGATGTCCTGAAACCGGTCATCGGCGTCTTTGTTCTGGAGCACCTGACCTTGGGACCACTGGCTGACCTTGTTGCTCAGCCCTTCTGCAACATCGCGAAGGAACTGGTCGCGGCTCGGGTAGTTCCACTCCAGCGACATGGCCTTGTCGACAATCGCCCGCGCGATGCGTCCGTCCACGCCCCGAAGGTCCACGACGCCTGCTGCCGTTCGAGGGCTTCGACCTAGCGCAGATTCGAGGTCTTCCGGGTCGATGCCGAGGGTCGTCACGATGTTCTTGATCGTCTTCACGGATACGTCCTTGTCACAGGGCAGCGCCACCGAAGCAGGTCCCCGACGTAGGATTCCTTTTCCGCCCTTCGATTCGACGTCGACGCCGAACGTCTTGCGCAGGGCTCTGACCAGGTCTCGTCGCTGGATACCTTTCAGGTGCGCTTCGACGTAACGGAGTCGCGCCCCAGGAACATCGACGCTTTGCGCTCGGCTTCTTCGAGCGTACGTCCGCTGAAGGTCAGTTCGGGGAGCATGCTGAAAGCTGTTGTGTGGCATCTATCGTCGTCCTCCGTCACGTTGACCAACTCGGGTCCCGCGTCGAACAGCCCTCGGCGCTTCGCGTTGACCACACGCATCGCGCGCTTCGAAAAGTCGTTCGCTTCCGGAGTCTCGAACGTGTACATCCCCGGTACGAAGGACTCGACTTGGTCTTTTGCATGCAAAACAGCCAGTTCGAGCGTCCGCCCCTGACCGACCACAGTCCCGAGCGATGATGGTGTTTCGACTTCGACGGTGAACCAGTTGTCCCAGGTCGCTGCGGACCACCGGTCCCACCAGACGTCGCCTGGACCGGTCGTATCGATCATCATGAGCTTCATGCGACGCATATTGACGTATAACCGTACTGACGTCAATCATTGTTGAGATACTCCGCCAAACGGCTCACGGTGTCTGTGGCAACCTGAAGCATCCCGTCCACGCCCGCGTCGTTTGCCTCTGCATATCCGAGGCCAACGTTGATGTTCAGGCCTTGAACCAGGTCTCCAGGGACGAAAACGCCGGAGTACCGCAGTTGGTTCACCAACGGGAAAACAGCCAGCTTCGGGTCCCGGAGCACGTCCTCTTCGGGGTCGTAGGAGGGAGGGTAATTCCCATCATCATATTCGTCGGCGCCGTCGTCGCCGTGCACCAAGAACGCCGCATACCGACCTTTGAGATGGTTCCGCAGGAGGTGGTCGTAAGCGCCGGACTTCGAGGCTTCGCGGGTCTTCTCCGGGTCTTTGATTTTCCCGTCAAAGATTTCGATGGCCTCCTCGGTGGTCACGGTCAGGTTTGCACAGACCAGCCGGTCGAACATCGCCTTCATTTGGGTGGATGCTGCGCCCCAGTGCACAGGCGTCACGAACACCATCCCCGCGCAGGCTTCGAGCTTCGCGTACACGTCCTGTTCGTACATCAAGTCTTTTAGGTCCTCCGCCGCAGACCCCGGCCCGAAGCAGCTGCAGTTATGCACCGGTACACCCTCTACGATAAATTCATGACTGTCTTCGACGGTCAGGTCGTATACGTCAGCTGTACCCGCAGGAATGATTTCAACGACCTTACCCCAAGGCGCAGGCCAATTCGCCTGGCGCGACTGCGCAAGCACCGATAACCCTATGACGTCGCGGAAACGCGCTACGTCGCGCTTAATGACCGCCCGAGGTGTTGTAGTTCCGTCTCCGCGGTAAACGAACGACCGGATTCCTAGGCGCTGCAGGAGGATTTGTGCGTCGCGAAGGCAGTCGAATGATTTGCTGTAAAGCGTCACAGACGCGCGGTGGCACACAGAGCCAGCTGTAGCGAACCATCCGCGAAGGAACGCAATCACTTCAGCTTTCGAAGCATCGCGCATCGTTTCAACAGGGACGCGGTCCGACTCCCACGTACCGTTTCCGAATGCGAGGCCCTCCATCAAAGCTAGTTTGACGTCCTCGTCAGCTCGGACAGGAAACGCGATTTCTTCGCGCGGGAACGGCACGCGCATTCCGGGTTTGAGGTCGCTTACCGGAACCCATTCGTCTCCGTACACCCTGCCTGAAGCGTTGCGCTTTACGACAGACCGTACACGCACAGGATGGTTGGCGGTAGCGCGCAAAACACGCCCGTCGCTTAAGACCAGGTCGAAGACTTCCGCGTTCGATTTCGTTTTCCAGGCCCGCGTCACGCGTCCCGTCGTAAGCTGGTCCCCTTCTCGTACCTCTTCAATAGGCAGGAGACCCCGAGTCGTCGCGACTCGCTGACCCTCTGCGATGCACGGCCAGTGGCAATGGAGCGAGGACGTCGACACGCACCCCTTGCATGGCCTGACGATGTCATCAGCGTCATGTACCGCCAAATCGATGACGTCTACGTTGAATGCGAGCCGGTTCGTGAGGACCTCTTCAACGTGTTTGACGATGTCTACAGTCTTGCCGTCCTGACCTGGGCAGGATTGGGCGGACCGTGGACTGCCCTGGACTACCACAATGCGTGGGCGGGTCTGGGCTTTGCGCCGTGTTATCTTAACTAAGGGGCTCGCAGGTGTGCGGCGGGCAGTCCGTCCGGGCTTAGCGTAGTAGACGTAGCCGATTTGACCCTTGGCGTCCGGAAGGCCCCAGATTTCAGACTTGGTGTGCCCGCCGTCGAGTTTGTCACCTTCGTACAGGGGGACCTTCAGCAGGCCCGTAGCGCGGTCTTCGCGGCGTTCGTGCCAGCCCAACAAACCAAGCCCTCGATGTCGGAAGTTGAGCAGGGGCAGGACGCACTCGAAGTAAGCCTCCCGCGTGTACACGTCGAAACGTCCGAGCATCTCGTCGGGCCACAACTTCAGGAAGGCGGCAATCGGGTCGTCGAACCCCGCAATCGTCTTGAACTGGTACGTGGCGCCTGTGCGGGCGTCCAGCTGCTCGACAACCGTGACCGTTGGGTCTCGGCGCCACTCAGGTCCGAGGAGAAGGTCCACAGAGTCGCCGTCCATGGCGAGGGTGTTTTTGAGGTAACCGTACCAGCCTGGACATTCACGGTCTTCAGGGCCTCGGAGTTCGCCAGGGAAATGTTCGATGCAGAAGCAATGGTCGCCGAACGGCATCGACCCACGGGCCGGACCGTCTCCGACCAAGCGCCCTGCCCGGTGCCGAAATCCCCATTTGCGCCGGTCCGGAGCCTGTTTGTTGAACCAGTCTTCCTTCCGGAACTTCAGCATGGTCCGGACGCGGAGGGTGTCCGGGTCCGGTTGCCCGAGCACGAAAAGCGGCTGGCCTGCAGGGAGTCGCCCTGCAGGCGTTTCGAGTCCCTCTTTGGGCACCTTCAGCTTGGCGCCCGTAGGGGGATTCAGGTTGTTGGAGTCTATCAGGACACCGAAGGCGACAAAGATCAGGTCTTCTTCGACCCCTTTGACCACTCCGTCGATGCCGTCTGGAACGACGATGGGGTCTTTCAGCGGACGACGATTTGCGTCTTGTACCGCCACTGCGCCTGATTGGTTCGCCCCGGCAGCCACCACCACGTCGCCCACGTTGAACGCAGACGGCTGAGGGTCTGGCGCACCGCGCTCGGGCGGAGAAGGCAGCGTAGGCTGGTCGTCAGGCGTCTTTGGACGAGTCCACGGCATCGGTGGCCTCACTGCCGGATGTCGACGGTGTCTTCGAGGCCAGAAAGTCCTTGGTCCGGACCTACCCCTTCAGACGGAGGAGGAGGGAGGCGCTCATTGCGCGTGCTCTGGTCCTGACGCCGCTGTACGGACCGCTCGTAGAAGTCTGGTTTGCGCTCCGGCTCTGCGCCGCGGACGTCAAAATGCACGTCCAGTTCGTCCGGGAGTACGTAGACTTCAAAATTGCCGCCTTCGGCCGGACGGAGCCGCACACGGAGGTACCGCGCCCGGTCCTTGTCGTCAGGCGGGTAGATCGGCTTCGGAACACCTTGGATCTGGTCGTTTTCCTCTGTCGGCGCGAAGAAGCCTGTCACTTTGTACAAGTCGCCTTCTCGCAGTTCGACCTGCCCGCCGTGAAGCATCGGCTCAAAGTCCCGCGCCACCGCTGCAATGTTTCCGGGTACAGCATCTTCGAGCTGCGCTTTTCGATACAGCGCCGCCGCAGAATACCTGAGCCCGTAGTTCACCTGCGCGTGCTTGGCCATCTTTTCCAAGACCGTTGGAGAAGGCTCATCGCGCAGGCGGAGAAGGACATATCCGTCGCCGTCCTCGGCTTTCTTGATCGCCCATAGGGCGTGGGCGCGCTTCAGGAGGTCGCGACGACCGTCTACCAGCTCGAACCCGGACCGGAGCGCCGCCAAGCGGTCAGGCACACGCGGGAGGCTCCGCTCTGCTTGGATGCGCGCAATGCGGGTCAAATTGACACCAGCCGGAAGGGCTTGTCCGCGGGCGCGGTCCTTGTCGAAGATTGACGTCATCGGTCCATAGTACTGGCTTCCTGGCCCGCCGGCCTGCGCCGTCGGCATTGAGGATGTCTTCACCCGTACGCACTGGACCCCCGCACAAAAAACCGTACGCATGTTGCATCGTTTCATCTGAAGCGCTAGGGTTGAAGCGATGAACGAGCGACTCGAAATCCGAATGAGTCCGGAAGAAAAGAAAGCCGCGCGGGAACTCGCAGCGGCAGACGGCTACCGAGGTCGACATTTTTCGGTTTGGGCCAGAGCGAAACTGACGGGCCAAGAACCCGACCCGCCTGTAGGGGGCGAAGACTCTCCGTATCTTACCGTGTCTGAGGCCGCTGAGGTCCTGCAGTGCAGCCGGCAGACTATCTACGCATGCATTCGCCGAGGTCACATCGTCGACGTCGTTACCTCTCCGCGCACTGCGATCCCACGCAAAAACTTTATTGCGCTGAGAGACGCAACCAACGAAGTTCGAGAAGATGCCCAAAAAGGACTGGTTACTGTGTGGGCGATGGACGACGAAAAAGACGTATGCTCGGGCGTCGTGCTTCTTGGAGAGCTAATGACTCGCTGAATGCTCGTACGCTTTGCGCAGCTGAGCCCAGCCAGGCCCCAAGTTTCCGCTCCGCTCGGACTTCGGGTCGTGATATGCAATGTGTTCGAGCGGGCTGAGATGTCTGGGTTCGTCACCGCGGTCTACCAGACGGTCAAACAACGCCAGGTCTTTTTGAGGGTCGCGCTGTCCGTCGTGGGTCAAATAGCTCACCCGGGCACACCGAGCTGCGCAGACCTTGGCGACCAGGTCCCAGCCGCCTTCAGCGACGAGGTCCAAGTCTTGGTCGAGGTCGAAGTAAGGTAGGTGCCACTCTCCTGGATTTAAGGAGAACGGCTGACTCGCCGTGTAAGCTTGGCGAATGAGTCCCGCCAGATGTTGGAACTCAGGCTGCGCGTCCTTGTGGTCGCGCAAAAAGAGCAGGTTGTCCCAGCCTTCCTCGGTGGACGTCCAGATGCTCTCCATCCACATCCACGGCTCCAAAATCCTGTTGGACACCTGCTTCGCTAAGCCCAGACGCTCCATCTGTAGATGGTAGTGAACGGCATGGCGGCGAGCCTGAAGCCAGGCGTCCTCAGCTCTCAATTGGTCATCGCCTGTCAGTTCCTCAAAGGCCTGCATTCCTTTCTGCGCCTTACCCCAGTGGACCGGCATGGCTGGGTCGTCCAGAACCTGCTTACGGAGCTTCCACGTCGGGACGGCTCGGCTGCTGGACGCATTGCGGCTGAACTGCCGGTGGGTCAGACACTCCCCGTGGATGTACCTGCAGTAGCGCCAGCGCATAGTGGTGAGCCTATGCGCACCCGGTGCGATAGAGTCTGCAAGAACTTCGACCTCGAAGCCTTTGTCTGTCCATACCACGTCATACATCATCCTTCGTACTCCGTCCAAGGCACCCATCCGTCTTCTGTGTGGAAGCCCCAAGACCGTTTATGTCGCGTTGCCAAGGCTATTGTCCAGACCGAATCACCTCCCAACGCTTCGATTTTGTGTGGACGTTCTGCTGGGTGAAACCGTATTGACGGTAGCCATCGCAAACCGCGCCAGTGCGCTTTTTGTTGCCCGTCTTTCATCGTTGTTTCTAGGTAGCCGGGGCCGAACACGATGAAGACCGCATCCCACGGGTGGTCGTGCAGGTGTCGGTCTGCGTCGGGCTGCATTAAACGATGAATCAACACTCTGCCAAACCGCCCGTCATACACAAAGTACCTGCGCAAGTACGGCGAACCGCGCTTGTAGACATTCGTCTGTGGAAAGATGCGACTGAGGACCCAGTCCACCCATCCTTTGTCATTGATGACTTCACGCCCGTGCGTGGGGTGTAACGGCAGAAGTTTCATAAGCCTTCAGGCCTCCGGATCCGCCGGTAGACCTCGACCACGTCCGGACCGTACATCTTCGAGCCTGCGGGCAGCAACACCCTGGACTCCGTGGGTCCGACCGGTCCCGTCGACTGGTAGACCCTTTTTTGGCGCTCGTAGAAGATGCCTACTGCAAAAATGTCGGTCAGGTTCGGGTTGTCTGTGAACAGCATGGCGTAGAGCGCCTGATTCGTCAGATAGCCGGCGGTCAGCTCCGTACTGAAAAACGAAACCGCCGCCATCCGACCCGGCAAGTCGAACTTCGTGACCTCTCGGTAGTTCGCCGTCAGGTCAGCCTGAGCCTCAGGGTCTGAGTCAACGCGGAGTATTACACCGGGTGTCGAGTAAAGGTACGGACCGAAAACAGCAGACCCAATACTCATCCGACCGCACCCGAGGTCGACCATGCTGTCCCAGCGCTCCGCGTCTACCAGCATGCGGATCCCTTGTTGGTGCCGAGGTCGGGATTCGGTGGCCCACTGTTCGTCGGTGGCGTAGGTGGCGGTCATTACGCCTCCTTTCCGCGGTCTTGGATGACGACTGCGGCAAGCCGCTGCCGAGCTCGCTGGGCTTTGATTCCGTCCGTGTACGGACCCTTCATCTCCTTGAGCTTCTCAGCCTGCGCTTCCAGCTCGACGTCCGCGGCTCGGGCGTCTTCTATTTCACGGATGTTAGCTTCACACCGCGCAATCTCGTTGCGCAGCTCGTCAACCGTCTTGCTCTGGTAGTCCTCGTAGACCCCGTCGGGGAGCAGCTTCAAGAGCTTGTCGATGTTCATCGTGTCCGGACGATATGCAGGAGCCGTGCCCGGCGGCGCTAGATGATCTCGTCTTTCTCGGTCAGTTTGATCCGCGCTGCGATGATCGCTTCGTACACGACCCGGCCTACGGGCGGACAGATCACCTCGGACACGCCCGCGTTAACCAGGACGGGAATCACGTCGTGTACTACAGGATGTGTACAGACCAGGATAGACCCTTCGGTGATCAGGCCCTGCCGCGCCGCGAACAGAACAGCATTGAGTTCAGCCCGCATCGCGCGCTGGCACTCGTCGTTTTTCAGGATGCAGCCTTGGTCTTTGCAGTGACTGTAGCCTGCGGGAGACCCTTCGTATCCCAGAGCGCGCTCATCGAACACGGTGTAGAGTAACGCTCCTGCGGGCCGTGTCGGACAAGTTGATCGTCGGGCTACATCTTGAGCGGATTGAGTCATCGGTCGTTGGAGGACGGGTATCTTCCTACGCGTGACATGGGGATCGGAGACTCTCGAAGCCGTCCCACCGTCACTCCGTCCGGGGTAATTTCGACACTTGTCCGGGACAAGTCAACCAGAAAGCTCAGACCGACAACTTGACGCCATTCTCGGTCGGTAAGCTTCACCTGCGCAGTCGCTGCATGCTTGAAGGAGAAGACCTGAACCGTCTGGTCCGGCTCCATTTCGAGCACCATCACCTCGGACAGGTCGTCCTGTCGAAGGTCCAGTCGAGGAAGGTTTTGGTATGCGCTCAGCGCGTCTTCATTCAGTGTCATTGCCTACCCGTGCTGCTTCATAAAGCTCGGCGAGCGTCCAAGACGGAGCAGATACGTCTGCGCCGAATCCCACGGACGTCGAGTGATTGTTCTCTGTCGGCTCCGGAAGGGACGCGCGCGGATTCAAACGCTGCAACACGCGACGCGCCTGGTCCTTCCTCAGGCCTTTGAGGTCCATTTTCCCGGCCAAGCGCCCTGCACGCAAGATGGCCGGGTCGATCTCGTTCGATTTTCTATTTGTTGTGCATATGACGAACAGGTCAAGTGCCGCCCCGAGAAGACCGTCGCCCAAATTCAGCAAAGAGCTAATCAGGTGCATGTTCCCCTGGTCACGGGCAACCAGGGCGTCGTCGGCGTCTTCCAAGACAAAAACGAGCTTCCTTCTCATTTCCGCTGCATCGGCCAGCAGTCCGATCAGTGACGGTCCTCCGAGAGATTCGAGCATGCCGTGCGGCAAAACCACAAACCCGGCGCCTTGAATAGCGTGCATGAACCCACGCACCAAATGCGTTTTTCCCGTTCCGGGCGGGCCGGTCAAGATCGCGACCCGTCCGTGCGTCGGCCCCTCTGTCCAGGACTTTACGACCGCGTCGAATTTCTGAAGCACGTCGTCGGTGTAATTCTCTCGGACCAGCGGCTGCGCATCATACCCCAGGTGCCGAAGCACCGGGCCTTGGTGCGCGTTTTCGATCGACAGCACGGCGCTTTTCGCGTCGGTCGAAACGTTGGCGTCGCACCAATCTTTTAAGCGCGCGTAAACTTCAGGGTCAAAACCCGCGTATTCTATCACCGTGTGCCCGTCTTCATGCGATTCAATCTGAATCGCGGTCCGCGGTCCGACGTATACTTTCGAAGCGTCGTCTCGCATGTCGCACAAGAGCGACATCTCCGCTAAGACGGGTGGGGTTTTCCCTGCGACCAGCGTTCCTTGCCACCGGTCTTGTACGACTGTGCTCCCTGTCCCGCTCTGCACCGCCCAGGACATCATGCAGTTAGCTGCATTGTATATGTTGTTGATTCCTACCGCGCGGACGTCTTTTGTCCATTCCCAGTCCATTGTCATCCTCGCTTCAGAGCCAAAAAAGCGTGTCCAATCGCGTCAGCGGCGTGTTCTCGGTCGCCGGGAGGTGTTTGGTCCATTTTTTCACGCATCCCGTCCACCAAGTCGTACAGGGCGTGTTCGACTTCATACTTTCCTGCAGATTTATTCTGCGTGACTCCCAATTTCAGCTCAGACGGCATGAAAGACATAACCTTTACGCCTTTACTGAACCCGAGGGCACAAGTCATAGAATACGCATAGATCGCCTTCCAACCAGCGCCGCGGCCCTGTCCGCCTTGAGTCCCTTTGAACACGGTGTACGCTTCTACTGCGATGGTCTGCGGTTGGTACTCCTCAAAAGTATGCGCGATGTTCGCCCATATCATTCGCATTCGTGAAACGTCATCGTCTGTTCGTTTACCCTTACCTTTTGTCGTGGCAGCGACGTAAGCCTCCAGTACGCAAGGTCGTGCGCCTTCTTCGAGGACCGCTACGCCAACCCGGGCAAGGCCGGGGTCTACGCCCATCACTCGGACCGTCATTGACAGCACGCCACGGCTTCAGCCTGTCCAAATTCGGGACTCAGGTCAGCCCAGACCAAGAACAGGCGATGGTTCTCCCAGCAGACGTCGCCCGCATGTTGTCTTGCCCCCTGCAAAGCCCGATGTAAGTCAAGGTGACTTGCCGCGGCAAGTAGCGCGCCGTGGAGCCCCCACGCGACAGCTCGTTTATCCGCTGGGTGACAAGGTCTTCCGTCTTCTGTTACGGCAAGCGCCGTTCCGTGGTGGTAGCCCTGCCGGAGCAGGGATGCGGCATGCCTTAGGATATCTTCGGGCATTGCCGCCCGGGCCTGCACGTACCGTGCCGGTGACGCTCCGACCCGTAGGCAGAGCGACCGACCTGCTCACGTGTGGTGTGTAACGATTCTGAACTCTTCGTTGAGTACGTCCGCGGGGAGGACGTAGCAGTCGGGCCCGCCGACCTCTCTGAGTCGGACGCGCTGGTCGTTTTCGACGGACACGACTTCCAGGACGCGGCGTCCTGCTTCGTCGTCGGCTCGGACTCGGGACACCCAAAGCTGTCCAGGAGCGGGCCGAACAGACTCTGCGTGTCGACGAAGTCGGTCTCCGAGCAGGTCTTCAATCCTTGCGATCCGGTCAAGGATTGCAAGGAGCGTAGCCTCTCCTGTACGGTTACGCTCCCACGGCCATCGTCGTCCAGTGCGTTTCCGGTAATCGACGGCTCTTCGCCGAAGTGTGGTCCCCGAAACGCCGTACTCGGCTCCAAGGGTTGTCCAGTCGCACGGCGCAGGAAAGGATTGGTAACCTTCCAATATCTTCCAGAGTTCGTCATATGCTTTGTCGTCCCATTTCATGGCGCGCCCTTGCCTACGTACACAAATTCCATAATTGGTCGCCTCTTTGCGGCCCGTGCAGCCATGGTCTGCCGAGCAGGAAAAGAATAGATTTCCGCGTCCGGCCAGTGGCTTTTAACCATCTGTCCGTACTCGTAGTTGCCGACATTCGAGAGCACCACGTGCGCTCCGCGTTGATGCGCCCCTGCGCAGCACTTCAACAGGTCCTTGTGGTCTTCGTCTGAGAACCCCTGCCGTGTGTAAGACGCGAACTCGCCCCGGTACGGAGGGTCCGCGTAGACAACATCGCCTTCATCGATCTGCCCGAACGCGTCCCGAAAGTCTCGGTGCCGGATTTGAGCACCCTGTAACGATTCATGCCAACCACTGAAGTCAGGAACTGACATCTTTTCGTACTTACCCCAAGGAACGTTGAACCGTCCCGCCTGCGAGACCCGCCACAGGCCATTGAACGAAGACTGACGCAAAAAGATGTGCAGCGCCGCGCGGGGTTGCGCGTTGTACTCGTCCCGCATACGGAGGTAGAACTTCCCTTTGTCTTCAGACCCGTTGTACCTCTCGACCAATGCTTCTAAGTCCTGTTGGAGCGCGTCGACGTCGTTTTGGATAGACAGCATGGCCATGGTCGTGTGAGGGCAGGAATCGCTCAACGCCCACAGAGAGGCCTTGTCGCCGCGGGCACGCAGCGACCTGTACACCGCGGCTCCGCCCATGAACGGCTCGAAGTACCGGCGCCCTGTGACGTCAGGGATCCGACCTGCAATATGCGCGGCAACGCGCGACTTGCTTCCGACTATTTTGAATGACACGACGCTTCCTCGGTCTCGATAAACGTGGGAGAGCGTGCGCACTCTAAAATTTGGTAGATTTCGTTTTTCAGCTCGTCAATCTTGGACGCGTGGTACTCGGCCTGCTTCAACTGCCGAGCGGCGAATGCCGTTAAAGACGACACCGCCTCCTCTTTCGTATGCCCCCAAATCGAATAAGCTTCCGGAAGCCCGACACCGTCATTGAACACTACGGCATTCGATGTGATGTTTTCTTCGGGTACGTCAGCGCGGATGAACGTCCGCGCTGACGGGGCCCACACCCAAACCAACTTGTTCACTTCATCCCCCCTAGCGTGCCGACGACGGTCCATTCGCGGCTAACAAGTTGGTCTCGCACTTCGACCAGGCGGCGGTGTTCAGCCCCGCCCGTAAGCTCCATTTTTCCCGCCACGACGACTTCTCCTGAACGGTAGTTGAAAGTCACGTCTGTCGCACGAAAGCCTGCCACGTCATCGACAACAACCAGGTCGCCGGTTCGAGGCACCAACGCAGAAACTTCCAATGACTTGGTCAGGAATACTGAAGTTTCCGGGTGATTCTCAGTCGTGACCAGAAGATTGAACTTTACCTTATCCATTCGATTTCACCTTTCGAACAGTCAAAACGCAGACGTCGAGGTCCACGTTGTGAGTCACAGAAACAACCACAAAAAGGTCCGTTCCTCGTTGGATGTATTCGCCTTCGGCGACTGACACCGTCGTATTCAGCTCGCTTTCGAGTTCTCCTCGAACTTCGTATTTTGTCATGCTGCCTCCAGCCGGGCCTGAAGCTTGGTCCGGCGATTTAAGCCACGCTCGTTCGAGGCGGCGGTGTGAAGCATTTTCTCTTGCCCTACAAGAAGGATGCCGTCCACGGCCCGGGTGACGGCCGTGTATAGGAGCTGGCGAGTCAACATGAACTCGTTCGCTTCGTGGACAGGAGTCACCACGTAGTCAAACTGAGACCCCTGAGACTTGTGGATGGTGATTGCGTACCCGAGGTCCAGTTCGAAAACGTCCAGCTTGCGGTACAAGACCACCCGGTCTCCGTAGTCGACCGCCATCACGTACTGCCCATCGATTGAAACATCGGGGGACAGTCGGGCTTCGAATCGTGCGGGGTTGATTCCTTTGAAGTCGGCGTCGAGCACGACGCCGATCTCACCGTTGGCCACTGCGATCTCATAGTTATTCTTCGTGTGAATGACACGGTCGCCCACGTGAAGGCGATAATCGGCACTTCCGCACTTCATCCCTTCATCTTTGTAGATGCGCGGGTTCAGCTTCCTTTGCAGGTCGCGGTTGAGTCGCTCCGCGCCAATATCGCCGACTTTCTGCGGGCAGAGCACCTGAACACCTGCGGGGTCTTTCGCGTTGACAACCGCAGCCACGATGACCTGCGCCACGTGCTCGGCGTCTTCCTGTACCGAAAAACCCACTCCGCCCTCTTTCAGCTTCAGTTCCGTGACCGGTGTGTCAATGCGTCCGTCGCGGACCTCCTGCGCGATGTAGGGGATGCGGGACTCCTCTGCTTGGCGAAAGATTTGGGTCAGGCGAACCACCGGCACGCGCCCCGAATCGATGAGGTCGCGAAGAACCTGGCCTGCGCCGATAGAAGGGAGCTGGTCCACGTCGCCCACCATGACCAGGCGCTGGGAAGGCGTCAGAGCGCGCATGACGCTCATCATCAACTCCGTGTCGATCATCGACACTTCGTCGAGCACGATGACGTCATGAGGCAAGGGGCCGCCGATGCGCTTTCCATCGGGCAGCTCCACGACCTCTTGCGTGGCGTCGTAGGTCCAGCCGTCAGGCGTCCACCCCAGGAGACGGTGAATGGTGGTCGCGTTCTCGCCGGTTTGCTCCCGCATCCGGATGGCTGCTTTGCCAGTCGGGGCGGCTAGTGCCACGTCCAATCCGTTCGACTTGAGCATCTGGACGATGCTGTTGGTGGTAAAGGTCTTGCCGGTGCCGGGGCCTCCGGTCAGGACCATGACGCGGTTCTTGGCGGCTGTCTCGACAGCCGCTCGCTGCGCGTCAGCGGGCGGACGGGCGGGGTCGAAAAGGTTGTCGGGGATGACCAGTTCGGCGCTTGCCATGAACAGGAGATTAACTCCGTTCCGGGCGGCTGTCAAGGGACTTTTTCAAGGAGCCAAGCGCCAAAGCGAATTCCAGCGAACACCGCCGCGGAGAGCATCAAACTCACGCCGATCACGATCCTCCAGTTGATTAGCTCATCACGGGGGACGTCCCGTGACGGTTCGAGCGTGTAGCTACACTCGACATACTTCATTGGTTCGTGTTTGGGTTTGTGCGACTGTGTCATAGCTTATCTTCCACAGCACGTACGAGCACTCGTACGAAATCAAGGGGTATCTTCATTTCGACGTAGCCTGTCACGTGACCTGTCGATAGCACCTTGAGTGAGCCTAGCTCCACCTCGATTTCCGGGTTGACTTTCTGCAGCTTGCGCACAAGTCGTCCGTACTCTGCTGCAGCCTCGCTGTAGATTCGCGCCCACGACAAGGTCTCGTCGCGCGCAGGCAGCGGACCCAAGTCCGCTGTATCTGCGTCCCAACGCTCTTCTATCGGAAGAGTCGGCTCAGGAAGGTCCATGTCAGGCGTACATTCATGCGGAAAGCATGCCAACCAGGCGCTCAGCGATACAACGCTCTGCGTCACAAAGTGCGGCAAGAGAGTACAGGTTGTCTTCTTGTGCGATAAAGGGGCCTTCTGCGAGGCCTCGGACCAGCAAGTCTTCGGTCACTCTCATGTCTCGCAACGTAGCTGCGTTGCGCCGTGTGTCCCTCACCTTACCCAAAATTTCGTCTGCGGTAACCCACGTGCACCCAAGGTCCTTGCAGGTTTTCTCCAAAAGGCAGACTGCGGCTGCACCAATGCGTCGAGGGTCCGTGTCTTCGATGCCGAGATTTTGCGCTATGCCGTCGCAGACGCGGAACGGCGCTGCTTTCATGCCCACGTATGGGTTGTCAGTGAGCACCGTCTTAGTGCGGTCGCCGAATGCGCGCATCAGCGGACCTACATACCGGGGCGGGACACCGGCAGACGCCAGGAATATCCAGCTGTCTCGAAGGGCGCTGTGCTCCGTCCACCATCTGGACACTTCGCGCGCCCGGTCTGCGGTGATACCCTCTACTGCGGTCAGACCTTCCGGGTTGTTGTCGAGCAAGTCCAAGACGCCTTCGAGCGACCCGGCCAGCTTGAAAATTTCTCGGGCCCGAAAGGCGCCGACCTGCGGCATTTGCTTCAGCAATGCGCGGACGCTGCGCTCATCGCGGCGAGCGCAAACGCGCACATCCTTGACGTCGAGGGTGATACCCCACTTGTTGCGCTCGTAGCGCGTGAAGTGGACATCGAATAGGTCGCCCGCTTGCGGATAGACAGGGAATTGCCCCTTGATCCCAAAGTCGGACAATCGACGGAGCCACACCGGCACGTCCGCGTCTTGGTCCACGTCGAGGCGACACTTTGCGATGGCGAAGCCGCTGAACGCCCCCTTTGATTTGGGGAAATTCGTGCGCTGCACCTCGACCGTGACCGTCCCGGACTCTTCGGTAACCTGACCGCCGTTGCTCATGTCCAAGTCTATTAGCACTTGTCCCGGACGGCTGTCAAGTAATAAATGCCAGGCGCGCGGGGGTTGTGGGGGTTGTGACTCGTTGCGTCATCAGCCTTAACTCAGGTTTGACGCAACGCGACAAAAGGTAAATGCTCTGTGTACACGTGTGTCACAGGGTAAGCCTCTGCGTAGATTGCCTCTGTAGGGTTTTCAGCTCAACCCCCACAACCCCCACAACCCCCAGCCCAACCCCCAGTCTAAGTACCTGTAATCATTGGTAAAAGCTTGCTATGGGGGTTGTGGGGGTTGAGTTTTCGGCAAAAGTATTACAACCGACCTAACTCCCTTCGTGATCGATCTTAGGGAAGAAAAAAACTTTTCAAAAAACTCAACCCCCCACCCACCCCCAACCCCCATGCGGGCCCCTGCCCCCGTACGTATGGGGGTTGGCGCGCCGTGCCCACTTACGAAGGGACGGGGTCGGGGTTGGTCGGGGTCGCCCGCAGGGGGCTGGGACGGGGTCAGTCGGGGTCGTCCGCAGGAGGCTGAGACGGGGTCCAAATGAGGTTGTAGGTCTGGACGTTGTTGTGGCCTTTTCCGACGACTTCACGCGTCCATCCAGACGCAGCGAAGCTTGGGTCGTTCAGCAGCGCGCGCATCCGCCCGCTGAATGCCCGAGACTCGGTGTAGGGAAAATGCAGTGATTTGACCTTGGCCAAGTGACTCAGTGACGCCCACAGAGTGGACGTGGTCGTGGGCCCGATGACCACCTTCCCGGTCCGCGGGTCGTAACTGAAGCGCACGTCGTATAACGAATGCGTGGGCGTCCACCCCCGATTGACTTCCGTCGTTAGGTTGTTCACGGCTGCAGCGCGGAAAACAGCGAGAATACCCAGGATAGGGTCAGAGTCGACGCGGGCTTCCGTGTACTGCGCTTCGTCCGACTTCACCCATTCGATGAACATCGAGTCTGCGTCCCAAGGACGTTGGTCTGGGGCCCAAAGCAAGTGACCGAGCTTCCGAGCCATGACCAACATCCAGACGTACCAGCTCTTGAAGCCGCTCTTGGACTGGATAAGGTGAGCTGCGTTCTCTTTGATCCAAGCGGCGGCGTGAGCGTAGTGGTCGTCGATTCCGGGCAGGACGTGGGTTGCCATCTTCGACAGAACCCCGCTCAGCATCCGGTCTGCGCCTTCCTCGAACAGCTTGCTCCGCGCCAACTCGTCCAGTCGGGGACCATGCCACCTACGGTCGAACTGGAACTCGAACGTTCGGCGCAGCTCTTCGGGCTTCTGCATGGGTTCAATCGCGGTTACGAAGATGGACCCGTTGCATTTGAACAGAGCTTTGGAACTTGTCGTGTACAGCACCCGGAGCTGGAACTGCCCTCCCGTAGTCATGGTGTGGTACGCTGACTCGAATCGGCGACGTTGTTTGGCCTCGGCGTTGTCGTGGATAACGCAGGGGCCGCCCAGGTTGAGGTCGTCCACGAACGTGGCCAGAGAGTCGTACTGGGTGTCGCTCACACCTCCGTATACGACGGTGCCCCAGTCTCGGGCGGACTCGGTCTTCCCGGACCCCTCCCGCCCGTAGTGAAACTTGATCGGGCGTCCTTTGTGCCCGGGCAGCAAGCTTACGAGATTCCAGCAGGTACTAAAGACCCGGTCTAGCGGAGACAACGCCTGCCCGTGGTGAACATGTTTGACGAATTCCTCCCAGCCGACCTGAACTTGCTCATGCGTGGCGGGCGTGAAAGCCCGGGTGCGAAGCGTCGCGCCCCTCAAAGTCACATCTGAGATTCCGTTGTCGACCAGCTCGACCCCCTTTACGGGCGTAACCCGCACCAGTTGTCGGTGGTTTGGGTCGAACGCGAAATACAAAGTCTCGCCAGACCTATACCCCCAGTGGTGTTCATTGCAGACCTTCGTTTCCGGGTCTGACGAGATCAAGGTCCGCAGAGAGTCAGTCAAGTGACGACCGTGCGCAGATTTGACGTCGAACAGTTCGACGTTCCGTAAAAACCACTTCTTGTACTCCGGGTCTTTTTCATCGACTATATGCGGAGTAGAGTCCAGCACGAAGACTGTCTCTTGGCTGGTCTTAAAGTGGTAGAACTGAGCGCCGTGGTGCTTCAGCCAAGCAAGCACAGTTTTGGCTTTGTGGATCAGCCGTATGCCTACCCTGTTAACGATGTCGCCGTTACTGTTTTGCGTGTAGTAGTATCCGTATAACTTGTCAGACAGTGGTTCACCGTCGTTAAACTGAGGTACGACGAAGCCCACGGACTTCGTTTCGCCCAGGTTGTACGTTGATTCGTAGATTTCACTGACAAAGCGACGAAGAGCGCCGTAGCCGCGGCTGCTCAAAATCTCACTGCCCTTTCGCCAAACCAGCATCTTTGTCAGAGTCAGTTCGGACCAGGGCGTTTTACTCTTGGTCAGGAGTCTCTTGACCAGCTCCCGGTCGTATGCGTCCGGGGTTTTTTCGCGCTCGTTTCCGTGTTCATCCAGTCCAAGATTGCCTGTCCCTAGCCAGAGTTTTTTCATTTCGCCGCGGGACAAAGTTTCTCTCAACTTAGGGGGCAAGACCGGATTCAAGTGGTCCCCTGCGCCCGTCGTCCACAAGCGGTCTGGCGGGCGTTCGGTGACGTCGCGACCGTTGCTGATGGGAATGTCGTTAGACGCTACGTGCCACTCTTGCTTCGGCCAGCCGTCTTTATTAGCCAAAGAAAGGGTAGTCTGGTCGGCCATCCACTCTTCAATCTTTTCCAACCGGTCGTGGACATCAAAAGGTACGACAGGCCTGATCGTGTAGATGTTGTTTGTGTCTCGGCAGATCCACACATGGTCTAGTCCGCCATTCGCTTGAACAATCTCGGCGTATTCGTCTATGTCGTCTTCATCGCTTTTGTAGTCACACCGCAGAACCATCGCGGTGTAACGGGTCCCAGGCACAACAGCCCGGTTGGGGTCGATGCAATTCGTAGCTTCTTTATTCGGGGACACCAGCCGCGTGTGCACTCGACACATGGGAGTGCCGTCTACGGCGCGCCATGCGATATCCGCGTTATCGAACAGACCTACGCCGCTTGGTGTTTGGATTTGGAGGAGACCGTCAGCGGGGTCGCGCATCAAAGCGCGGAGAATGTTGTGCAATGTCACCGGCAGGCCCGCGTATGCGGGAATCAGGCCAACGCGGGGGTTTTGGGGGTTAGTGGCAAACCCTAAACCAAAAACAGTGCAGTGTCGGCACGGAGCCTGCAGAGCGTCCCCGCGGTGCTAGGAGCCCGCGGACAGCGCCCGGCAGTCGTCGAAAGTGAAGACTACCGGGCCCTTACAGTTGCACTGAATTCGGTTCCCGGCCTGGACGCAGCGCCGTGGCCGAAAAAAGGAATTGCAGGGTCTTGGGACGCCGTTGCAGCCGTGCACAGGCTGACCGGCCTCGCCGTGCCTGAAGTCCCTGAGCATCCCGAAGGCGCTTTTGCAAACAAGGACGAGTTCGAGTGCCGGTTCGGCGAGTACCTGCGTCCGTACCAAAGAGCAGACGCAGTCTGGCTTGCCAACCGCCCGTGGGCCTACCTGGCAAACCCGATGCGAACAGGGAAGAGCTTCACCGCCCTTGCTGCCGCCACGCTGTCCAATCGGAAAAGAATATTGGTTATCTGCCCTTCCATGGTGAAGTGGGTCTGGGGCGATGAGTGCGCCCGGTGGCTGGACGAGTCGGCGCTGATTCTTGAAGGCCTGTCCGGACGAGACGCCAATCTGTACTGCACAGTGTGTAAGCAGTCTGGGCGGACTCCCGAAGGCGCCTGGTGTCCCGCGTGCCGGGCCCGTAACGGGTCCAGTTACGGGTATCGCATTCAGGATATTCGAGACACTGAGCCTCCAACCAAGCGCCAGGCTGAGCAAGGGCAGACCGATTGGGCTTGCCGAAAGCACCCGGATGTGAGATCCCCCGCAGGGTCGCCGGAAGTTTGCAGCAAGTGTAAGGACGAGATGGTCCAAGCGCTCATGTCGAGACGGATGACCGTAGTTAACTACGAGATTCTGAAGCCACAAGGCCGCGCAGACGAGTTCGGACGGATTCAGATGCCGGACAACATGAGAGGCTGGGCCAGAATTTTGAAACTCGTTCCTTGGGATTTGGTGATTATCGACGAGGCGCACACCCTCCGAACTTTCGACACGGTGTACAAGAACCGAGGTAAACGCATCGCAGACTTCGTTAAGGCCATCGCGGACAGCGCGCCCTACGTCTGGGCTTTGAGCGGAACGCCGATCTTCGGCTATGTCCGCGACTTGTGGCCCCAGCTCGATTTGATTTCGAAGGGGTTGTGGGGCAGCGCAGTCCAGTTCACTGAGCGCTACTGCGAGGGTCACCACGGCGAGTGGGGATGGGAAGCCAAAGGCAAATCTAACGTTGAAGAACTGCAAACCCGGCTCAACGTCTGCATGAAGCAGCGAAAGCGAAAAGACCTCAACCTACAGCTTCCAGCAAAGCAGCGCCGTGTACATTACATCGAAGGCGCTAAGCCGCTTCAGCGCCGCAAAACCACGGGGGCGCCGTCGTCGGTCGTGGCGAAGCTCATCGACCAAGTCGCGCCAATGAAACACGACGTCGTCATTCCTTTCGTCTTGCAAGAACTGGCGGAAGGCATGAAGGTGTACGTTCTGACTTTCAGGCCCAAGCACGCAGAGCGGTTTCAGAAGAAGCTCACCGAACAGATGAACAAGAAGCAGTGGCGGTCTCGAATGAACGAAGCCCGCGCCGAGACCTTTCTTGGTCAGACCGAACGCGGCATCTCACCTAAAGCGCGGAAGATGATTTGCAAGTCATTCACAGACCACGCAGGAGCTGCGTGCTTCATCGCAACGATCGGCTCGATGCCCGGCGGGGCGAGTCTCAAAGGCGTTACGTCGACGCACTTCATCGACTTCGACGTGAATCCGTCAGCGATGGAGCAAGCCGAAGACCGAGGATACGAGGACGGGTCAACGGGCTACGTGGTCACGCACTACGTGGCCAAAGGCAGCATCGACGACCACTTGGCATCAGTCGTGCTTCCGAAGTTCCGAGCGAAGGACGAAGTCCTTGGGGAGGAAAACTCTCGGAATATGGTCGAGGCGTTCGACCAAAAAGAAACGCTCGAAGAAGTCCTCCGGCGACACACCGCTCATCTGCGGAAGACGTCCGACGATGACGAGGAGACATATTGATGAACAGAAAGTTGGCGGACAATGGCTGACTCGGTCGGTACGCCGGCGCAGTCCGGTCCAACAGTCGCGTCTGGCGCGTCGAAGCGGGGGTCGCATAAGCTGGCCGACGCAGCCAACTGTCCTCGGAAGTGGGACCTGCGCTACAACCGACACCTTCGGCTGGCTCCGCACCTGGAGCCAAAATGGCGGATGGCCGGCACCATCATGCACGACTCTTTGGCGCACCGTTACGCGGAAGCTCTGATCGAAGAGGGCGTGTACGATACTCCGTCCTGGTGGGACGGTTCGACCATCCATGAGGTGCTGGCTAAGTCTGGCGAGGGATACCCAGACCTCATCGACTTGGCTCTCGACCTCTACGTCGAATATCCCGAACGCTGGTGGCGAGGGACGGTCAACGAACTGGACATGTGGCAGCCTGTGTCCGTCGAAGAGCAGTACCAAGCCCGTGTAGGCGACATCGATTACGAAAACCTTGACGGCGTGTACGACGACGAAATCATCACCTGCCGAACCGACCTGGTCATGCGGAACCGCAAGACGGGACACTTGTGGGTCGTTGACCACAAGTCGAAGTCGCACGCCTGGGGCCGTAAGCGGGACCGCCTCCCAGTCTGGAAGCCGGAAGAAGACTACGTGCTGTCTTGGCAAGCGATGGTCAACCTTCACATTCTGAGGCTCCACTTCAAGGACGAAGTCGTTGCAGGATTCAAAATCAATCGATTCACGCGGTCGAAGCCCTTCGACTTCGACCGCAACACCATTCACATTCACCCGCCTGCGTACGACAAGGCCCGCTCGCTAGTGCGACTGGCGGTGCAGAAAGAGACGGAGTTGAATGGCATGGTGGCTGCAGGGAAGTCGGTGCCAGCGCACTTCTGGAACTGCCACGGGCCGTTCGGGCTGTGCGACTACGCGAAGCTTTGCAACGCGGAGAACGAGGCTGCCGCACTGGAAGTCGTAAAAAGCGACTACAAGGTGTCAACCTGAAAGAGAGAAAAGCCAAGATGGACGTCAATTCACTGATCCTGTACGGAGGCCCCGGCACAGGGAAAACTTTCATGGCAGCCCAAGCTGCCACCCGCGCGGGAAAACCGCCTGTTTGGGTAGTGACCCGGAAGACCAACCTCGGAGGATTTAACACCTGGGTTGACCAGAACCCCCAGGAGGCGAAGCGACGCGGTTTGGCACGCGTTCCAGACGCCAACATCATTCCGATCAAGAAAATGACGACGGACAAGGAAGGCAACCTGGTCCGCGCCAACACGATGGCTACCATCGAGTCCGTTGTACGCAAGTATGTGCAAAAGGTCGTCAAGGGCGAGATCGACGCAAGCGGGATCGTGTTCGACGAACTGAGTGTCTTCGCCAAGTGGGCCCACGAAGAAATCTTCGCAAACGAGAAGAACGGGTTCGAGGCCATCAAGCAAATCAAGAACTGGGTCGGAGACCTCTGCGAAATCAGCGAAGCAACGGACCTTCCGATGATTTTCATCTGCCACGCGAAGGACCCGAAATTTCACGAAGACGGTCCGCTCCGCGGTCGCGTGTTGTATCAGGGCGGACCGGCCATGCCTTTTGGATCGATGGTTGCAGAAGTCTGCGCGCTCCCTGATGCTGTGCTGCATCTCGAATCAGTCCAGAAGCCAACCGGCGAATTGGTACGAGTCTTGAAGACTCACAACTCGCCCCAATGGCTTCGCAAAATCCGCATCGCCGGTGTACCGGCTGAGGTGGAAGACCCGGATATTCGCCAAATCCTTGCAAAGGCGGGATGGGAGTATCCGGAGCTTAACCAAAATCAGGCTCAAGCCTGAAACAACGAAAGAGGTAAATCACAATGGCAATTACGATCAGCTCTGCGAAGATCGGAGAACATAGACCGTATGATGGCGACGGCAAGTCGGCGCTTTTCCCGTTCGACGGGTTTGTTCGGTGCAAGCCGAAGCGCTTCAAGACCAAGCAGTCCAATGCGGGGAACGACCTTCTGGTAACGACGTTGGTCAGCATCGATGAGGATGCGCCCGGCACCCTGTACTACCAAAGCCATCTAAACGGCACTGATAAAAACGGAGACGACTTGGGTCGACAGACGGTCGACCTGTTCTTCTCCACCGGACAAGAGACCAAGGAGACTTGGGCTCAGAAGGTTGCGTCCGGTGCCGAAATCGACGTGGAGGCCATGCTGAACGAGGCAATCGCTCAGGGCATGGTCGTCTACGCCGAGGTGAAGGCGGAGCAGTACAAGGGCGACTGGTCGTCTAAGGTGCAGAACGTCGTGCCGAAGTCCGTCTACGACAAGAAGGTGTCCGACAATCTGCACCGCGTGCCGCGTCACGGCGGGCAGCCCAATGGTGCTGCGAAGCCCATGTCGGATGCTGAGGCTTCGGCCGCCGTTGGTGGCGTGCTGGGCTGACCCAAACAGCAACACAGGAGGCGGTCAGTCACGGCCGCCTCCTGTGGAGCTTACTTATGGCATCCACATACATTGTACACGTCCCGGTCACGGGCATTATCTATGCAGAGATCGAAGCCGAGTCGGAAGAAGAAGCGACCGACATCGCTCTCGCTCAGGAATACGACTCTTCGGACATCAAAGAGTTCGAGACACACTCAGTCATTGTTGAAGGCCGTGTTTTCTACGGCGTACTAAATCGAATCGACGTCGACCCTGTCCAAGAATGAACACACCCCACACTACCGCCACACCCTGGCAGTATGAGCCGGTCGCTGACCCCGTCGCGTGGGCCAAGTCCCGCGGAGCGCAGTGCGACCGATGTCCTTTGAATAAATGTGGCAGAGGCCCAGTTCCGGACGAAGTCAAACCAAACTCCAAGCTCGTTCTGATTGGAGAAGCGCCGGGTGAAAACGAGGTCATGTACGGACGCCCCTTCGTCGGAAAGACCGGCGAAATCACAAACCGCGCGCTGTTGGAAGGCGGTTTGTACCGAGAGAACGGGACAGACGTCTCGGTCACCAACACCATTCTGTGCCAACCACCTCCGGGGTTTTCGTTTGAAGACTATATAGACCGTCTTCGACTGGTCGCCGAAAAAGAAAACCGTGAGTTTGTCAGCCCTGTAGAGTGCTGCGCTCCGCGACTCCAGCACTCTTTGAACGAAGCGAACTCAACAGTTGAGTACGCTCTCGGAAAGCAAGCACTGGCGTCTTTGGCCCGTCATCACGGCATCCCGCACGGCAAAGAAGCGAAAGTCGACGCTGGCGAAACGCGCATTGCTGCGCTGCGAAAGCAACACGGCGCTCCGATCCCACTCCAAGACTCAAAGGTCTTGATCGCCAGCTACCACCCAGCGTTCGCCATGCGGAGCAAGTCCTGGATGCCCGTGGTCAAAAAGGTCATCCGACGAGCGGCCCGAATTGCAGTCCGAGGTGGCAAGATAGACTGGTCTCTGCCTCCGTTCGACCTGGACCCGTCGGTCAGAGACGTCGAGCGCTTTGCCGACGACGCCATTGCAGCGGGTAACATGGTGGAGGTCGACATCGAAACGGGACCGTCGGCGCCTGGACTCGCTGACGGTGGCTCCGTACATACCTGCGTGCTCCGGACAGTAGGCTGGGGGTTTGTTGACCGCATCGGACGAGAGCGCATCATGGTCATTCCTGTCCGTTCGATGACAGGGAAACTCATCGGTACGCCGGACGAGTACGAGCGAAAACGGGCCGCCTTTGCCCGTGTCGCAGAAAAATGCAAGCTGGGCTTCCAAAACGGACAGTTCGATACTGCAGTCCTCCTCCGCTTAGGCTGGATGACCGACCGAAAAAAGCGCTGGCTAGACTGCTACCTCGACTCAGAAACGGAGTTTCTCACGGAACACGGATGGCGTCGGTACGACGACGTCGAAGACGGGACGCGACTGGGAACAATCAATTCGACCGGCGGTCTCGAATGGCAGGAGCCCACCGACCGCATCGCGAAAACAGTGAACGAGTCCTTGTTCGAAGTCGAAACGCGGTCGACGAGATGCGTGGTGACGCGCAACCACCGCATGTTTACGCGCCCGTTGTGGCGAGCGACCGGTCGACACGGAGACTGGGGTTTTACTCCCGTCTCTGAACTTCTGCGCGGAGCACCCGACTTGTGCGAGCACTACAGGGCACCCGCCTCGGTTCCGGTAAACGGCGAACAGTCCTACTCAGAAACGATGGCCCACTTGATAGGCCTGTTCATTTCCCTGGGAGCCCAGCTCCTGGCCTGGTGCGGGCGGTATTCACAAGAAATGCGCTTGCCCC